CTTGAAACAAAAAAAATTGTCATGAACTTTCTATAACAAATAGTTTTTTTGAAATTGAATGTGTAGAAAAAATTCCCCAACTCCACGCCGAGTATATGAGGATCATAGTGGAGGTGGAGAAAATGGAGCCTATAGGTGTGTATGGAGATAGGCGGCTAAATGAAGTTTATAAAATAGCATTTAATGATTCTAAAAAATTAATCCTCAGACTACTGCGGGGTGAATTATGAATATTATAGATGAGCAGAAATTTACTTGTAAATACACTGTTAAATTTTGGTGTAATTCATGGCGACATAATTATGAGGTAATTTGCAACAAAGGGGCTATTAATTTTCATTGGGTGGACTACCTAGATAGAAAAGATATTCCTGACAACGCTGGTCTAGAAATTCACTATAGAATACCACCAGAATATATGGAAGATCGAGCGCCAACCCACATAGATTGTCAATTAACTGGCGGTTGGTGTTGGCATGACGGGACTAGTCTGTATGCCACAGAAACACTACTGCCCATGATTAAAGATGCAACGCCCGAAGAAGCGCTTAATGTACTATGCAGTGAATGTTCTGACAGGTTTAAGCTAGAGGGTGAAGGCGATGAGTGAATGTAAGATCATATTATTAAATCAAGGCTTTGAAGCGAAGGTTGATCCCGAAGATTACGAGCAGCTATCCAAGCATAGGTGGGGCGTTAGACACGGTCATCATGTTCATTACGCAGTTAGATGGGTAAATAGAAAAGCCATATTGATGCACAGGCAAATAATGAAAGCAAAAAAGGGGCAAATAATAGACCACATAAATGATGATGGGCTAGACAACCGACGTAGTAACCTACGATTTTGCACTCGATCCCAAAATAGTGCAAATAGTCGATTGATAAGAAAAACTTATAGTAATCTTAAGGGTGTTTCTTGGGACAAAACTAATGAGTATTGGGTGGTAAGGATACAAAAAGATAAGAAAAGAATGTTTTTAGGTTGTTTTAAGGACAAGATCGAAGCACATAAAGTTTATGTTGAAGTGGCGAAGGATTTTCATGGCGAATTTGCAAGAACATTGTGACAATTGTGCATCATTAAAGTCTGAAAACGAGCGGTTGTTGGATGTAATTACATCTATAAGCATTGATTTTAGAAAGACGGTGGAAGAAGCGCTGACAAAGCAAGCCAATGCTTTTATGGATAAATCACAATGGAAACAGGAAAAAGAAAACGCCAAACTCCTAGCCAGCCTCAAAGCCCACATAGACATGGTGAGTGAGTATAAGCGGATGAATAATGAATTAAAGGCGCGGGTTGAGGAGCTTGAAGTATCGCTAGTAACAGTTAGAACTGGTATTGCAACAACAAAAGATCCAATCCCAAAGGAGGAAGCAGATCTTTTATATGAACACATAAACTATGTACTTGATAAGGCCAAGCATGACACTAAGTAATAGATGATAGAACCAGGCTTGGGGGTGGTCCTAATGCTGATAATGTGTCAGCCAAACAGGTTAGTTCCGAGGTAAGAATCATGGCAATGGTCGCCACCCTTTTAAAGAATAGGAGACGATGATGAAAGACACTGAGCAACTTATTGCTGAATTAGAAGCCGCTATAAAAGAACTATTGGAAAAGTTTGATAAACATCCATCGGCATTAAAGCTCATTAGAACTGTAGATGAGGCTTGGAAAAGTTTAAAGCCAATTAAAGAATAGGAGACAGTGCGGTGTGGATTGATGAACATAAATTATGTTTCCCAAAACAATCTCATCAAGGAGTAGGGGATGGAAGAAATTATTTATGCAACAGTGGCAGTCCTTGGACTGATTGGCATGATCTTTCTTGAACGGTGGGGAGCGAAGGTGCTGAAAAGAGACAAGGCAGAAATGCGCCGATTAGAACAAGAATTTATACAGCACTTGCAAAGAAAAAAGGAGTGATATGGAACTAAAAGAAATACTATACATTCTAGTCATGACACCACTAGCACTTATTTTATGGTCTGTGATGGGAGCTTGGATATTTTACTGGTTTGGTAAAGGGCCAATGACAAAATGACCAGGCTCAGGGTGTATTAATTAACCTGAGTGACTTTGATTTAACAATGGGTTACCTGGGCCTGGTTCTATAATATGGAGGAGAACATGAAACTAAACGTATATAACCCAACTCCTTATCCACGTAACGAATGGGTGATCTTCGGTTCTGAGGCCAAGACACCACACACTTTCCTAAGCTTACCTAAGTCTCACCTTAATGTAGGGAAAGTATTAGTCCCTAAGTCTCATATAGGTGAGGTGAATATCACCACCACTGAAGAACCCTTTAAACTCAATGAGACAATTCTAAAGAATCTCATGCTAGGGTTGTCTTTTTACATGATGATTAATGGTCAGAAAGTAGTCTTCGGCAATACTAAGACAGAAGTTTTTGACAATAGAGTGGTGATCTTAAAAGCCACAGCAGTACATAAAAACGCCATAACACAGCTATTTGTTTATATATTCAATGACCAACCGACTATGAGGTTTGAACTTTGTGTATACGCACAGAGTTTAGTTGAAGCCATTAAACCTCTTAAGGCAAGCTTCCACTTCGATGGTGGGGCTAAAGTAATAATCAAGGTCTATAATGGTGATCCTGAGAATCTACTTAATGAGAGTATAGGAGACTCGCAAGGCCGTAGATGGTCTGGAGTTATGGGGTTCTGGGATGAAAGTTTTATACCAACACAAATACAATTTGTGCCAGAGAAGACTAATACTTTATTCGCTCAGTCTACTCAACCTTTATACGGTCTGGTTAAATGGACTAAGTGGGGGTTGTGGGGAGTTAAACCGCCTGAGTTTACTCAGCAAGAGATTAACCAACAGTTCTTTAGTAGTTTAGGTCAAAACTACAATAACCCGTTTAAGTGGTTTGGCTTTATAGGCAATACTTACGCTGGGTCTGCTGGTAATCAAAGCGGGTTTGGTCCGTGGCAAACTATACACACTGTAGGAGGGTACTCACCTATTCTCTTACCATTAAGAGACTGGCAGGTAGGTCAAGAGCACTGTAGACCGGTTAGTTACTTTGAGGAAAATGGAGAGAGAGTAAAAGCAAAGAATCACCCAGGTCTAGTTATGTGGTCTCAAAGGATCAACACAAGAGCTGGTAGCAACACTCTAGGCAGGATACATGGTAGCCAAGGTCCCGGAGTGGGTAACTGGTCAGGGTATGACTATCAGCATGATTACTCTACGTGTGCTCATGATAACGTAATCCTTCAAGGTAGCTTTGCTATGAAGGACTGGTTAGAGGGTAAGAACCAAGCTTATATATCAGGACTCACCCTACCCTTAACTGGTAGGTCAGCTAGGGCTTGTCTTGCTTTAGTCTATTCCTACCTAGCTACAGGTAACCAGGAAGTAATTGATCACATAGCAGACATATTTCCTAAGACTAAAGAGTCTGCGAGGGGATTAAATAATCCAGCGTGGAAGGTTCGACCCTCTTCAACACCAGGTAATTTCTTGCCCCCCAATCTAGCTATGCTCCCTTATGAGGAAATGAAGTTCGTTAAAGGATGGGACGCAGTAAGACTTATCTTAGCCGAAAGACCCGAAGCCAAACAGATAGAAGATATGATCTATATCGTAGGGTCTACTGTGGTACTTCATGGCTATCACCCGGTTACCAATAAATCACCTTTTGTGCTGCGTTGGAATAACGGACAGCCTTGGAGCTTACAGCAGTGGAATGACCCAGAGTGGGCTAGGGGATTGGGCTTCTCTATGTATTGGTCTCTGCCAGGAATTATAATAACTAAGAGAATGGCTACTCAGAGGAAAGATCAACCTGTTATTGATAGAGCTAATACGCTTATAAATTCAGTGAATAAAAATAATTATGAGTATAAACTTTATAGCGGTGTACAGTGACTTTCTACGATGCATTTGCTGGTATTGGTGGTTTTAGGTTAGGCTTAGAATCTGCTGGTCATAGATGTATAGGGAGTTGTGAAATTAATGAGTATGCAAGAAAAGTTTATTACAAACGATTTGGTGAATGGCCAGACAAAGACATCCGAGAAGTTAAAGACATCAAAGGTGCAGACATGCTGTGCGGAGGATTCCCTTGCCAAGACATCTCGACAGCAGGTAAGGGCGCAGGACTCAGTGGTGAAAGGTCAGGTCTTTGGTGGGAGCTCGCCCGCATTATCAAAGATTGCGTACCACGATGGGTGTTCCTTGAGAACGTTCCAGCGTTGCTTGGTCGAGGATTGGGAGACATTCTTGGGCACCTTGCCTCGTGCGGGTATGATGCGGAATGGGATTGTTTATCAGCTCAAGCCTTTGGTGCCCCTCACAGACGCGACCGAATCTGGATTGTGGCCTACTCCAACAGCGATAGACTATGGTTACAATCAGGGCGGAGTTCAAGGGCGAACGGGAAAGATCAGACCATCATTACAGATGATGGCAAGGAAAAATCTATGGCCAACCCCAACGGCCACAGATTGGAAAAGAACACCCGTAACGAACAATTATGCAAATCGCCCGCAAGCGGAGGGGCATCCAGATTCTTTACCACAGGAAGCGGCAAGGGAATGTCATTGTGGGACGGACAAGCACCGACTTTCACCGAAGGCTGTGGAATGGTTGATGGGATTCCCAATAGGGTGGACAGACTTAAATGCCTTGGTAACGCCGTGGTGCCGCAAGTCGTGGAGTGGATAGGAAAAAGGATAGAATTAATTGATTAATTCAGTTAACAAAAACACCTATGAATATAAATTGTATAGTGGGGTCAAATGAAGAAATGGGCTTTTAAAGTTCCTTATAAGTATATAGATGGATCTCGTTTATTGTTAAAGTTTTCACTAGAAGCTAGAAATAGGGAAGATGCCAAAGAAAAGGCAATTTTATATTCTAAAGATAAGTGTCCAACAGAACCAATATTAGAAAAAATGAAACAAAAACGAGTATAAGCTTTATAGTGGTGTGCAGTGAGAATTTGTCACGTAGGTAAAAATTATCAAATGCGCGCAGCTAAAGTTGCGGAATCGTGTGATAATGTAACTTGTTATTACGTGGGTGATGGTCCTCCGATGTTCGTGCAATCAAGTCAGTTTGATATGTTTGCACTTAGTGTTTTAAAAAAGGACCGCTTACAAAAAGTCATTCGTTCGTTAGATCCAATAACAGATATATTCCAAGTACATACTAGACCTAATCATTTAGTTGAATGGGTAAGAGAAGCAACAGATAAACCTGTAGTATGGGACTGTCATGATTTGTTTGGGTTATTTGATAAATCAGTCGTACATGAAGAGTCAATAGCAGCTAAATCTTGTAATGGTATAGTTTCAGTTAATTCATATCTTGCACATGCCGCGTTTACCGCAGTTAATTACCCCAAAGAGTCTGATTTAAAATTCCCAGTATCATATTATCGAACCATGCTTCCTAAGGGTTGGTTCCCCAGATTAGAAGATCCTGAAGAAAATCATATTATTATACCTACAGGGCTAAGCATGACACCAGGCCATTTCCGTTATTGGTATGAGGTGTTTAAAAAAATTCATGCTTTAGGTATTAAACTACACGTTTACTCTTCGCAGTATAAGCCTGTTCCTGAGTATGTAGATATAGGAATTGATTGTCATGGAGCGACACCTCTCGTATATTTATTAGGCGCGATAACAAAAGCTGAAGCAGGGCTATGCGGGTTTCCTATAGAAAACAATCTAACGAAAATAGCAAGTCCTAATAAGTTTTATGAATACATAGGCTGTGGGATACCTATCATTTGTTACGGTGAAGGGTTAATGGCTGATGAGGTAAGAGAAAAGAATTTAGGCGTGGTAGTTAAAGAGGCCGAAGAGATTCCGGAAGCCCTAAAGAAAATAAGAAAAGAAAAAATAAGAAATCATATTCGAGAGATAAGATTCCAATACAGCATGGAAACACAAATAGAAAGGTTGATGAAATTTTACCATGAGGTAATATCATGCGGTGGTTCTTAGGCTTTGTAAATGCTGATCCTAAATATCGTGGTGATCATAACTTAGGTTGGAGAATTATCCGTTGGTTTCAAGGATATCCTGAGCATGATTTAGGTAAATTCGTACATGTCTTTTTAATCTTTGAAAGGTTTGATGCAACAGGTTCATACTTTCAAGTCTTTGAAACAACAGATAAATATTATAATTCCAGGTCTTTAAGGCAACGTAGTGATGGCTCGGCTCTTGTCATATTCAAAATGGAACGGGATGGAACCAAAGCCATGCAGTACGCCGAGAATCTTTATCAAACTAAAACTCCATATTCATACGTGGAAATTCTAGGTTTAGGAATAGTGATGTATATAGAGAAATTAATCAATACAGCTATTCAGCCTATAAGGTTTTTCAAACCTATAAAGTATTTCAGATTTAAGAAGTTTAAGAATTGGTTTAATGTAAAGTCTATGGTTTATTGTGTAGAGAGTACGTTAGACGCCGGTGAGAAATCAGGATTTATAACTCCCTGGATGGGTGATCATCAATCTGTGGATTGTCCTAAACTATATGATTGGATGGTAAAGGCTGGGTATAAGATTGTGTTAAGCACAGTAGGACAGCCGATTACTAAGATACCAAATGGATTATAAAAAAGTAATATATGATTTAGATGAATTTAGTAATGCGTTTAATTACTTTTGGAAAACATACAAGGATTATCAGAAAGCGCAAGATGATGCGGACATAATAAAAGAAACAGCTAAGGATTTTCTAGCTAGTGTTATGTCTGAATTAGGACAGGATAGATCAGAAGTTAAGTTAGAAAGATTAGCACGAGGATCTGAGAAATGGAAAGAATTTCGTAAGGGTCAATTCACTGCAATGCGCATTGCCGGTGAGAAAAAAGTAAAGTATTTTAGCGCATTAAGGTATTTCGATACTATTCAAAGTGGTCTAGCTTACAAGCGGGCGGAGCTTCAGAAGCTTGGAGGGTAGATGGGGGATCCAGAAAACGCTGTCTATAATCCTATTATGAGATTCTTAAAGGATCTCCAATATAAGCATAAGAATCGTTGTTACTTTTGGCGTACTAATACTCATCGTCCTAAAGATCGAAAGAATTCACACATACCTAAAGGACTCCCAGATATTCAAGGGGTGTTCTATGGTCAGTATATAGGCATAGAAACCAAAGCTCCTAATGGACATTTATCAGTCGGACAAAAAATCATGAAATGTAAGATAGACAACGCAGGTGGTCGGTACATAGTGGCAAGAAAGGTTTATGATGTTAAGAAGGTGTTTGAAGAGCTGGAAGCAAAGATTTAAATGCTTTATCCTAAAAGTCCTAGACATAGAGACTCAGGATTCTTGGAAAGAATTAGAGGAATGGGATGTATTGTCTGTGGAATTAGACCGGTGGACGCGCATCATCTCAAAAGCAGAGCAGCGGGTGGACCGGATACAGCATCGAATGTTGTGCCTATATGCAGAAAGCATCACACGGAATCCCATACAATTGGGCAACGAAGTTTCTCTAAGAAATATGCATTAGGATGGTTTGATGACTGAGTATTTAATTGAAGATTTGGATTTATGTTTAAAATATGCTGAGTCTAAAAAAAGAGCTAAACTTATAACTTTTAACAGTGAAGGATTTAGAAGCTTTACTAAAAATACAAAGGAACCAGCAATATTTTCAAATGAAGAGTGTGTTTATAAATATAAAGGTATCCCGATAGCATTAAATCCAGGACAAAAAGAATTATTTAGGTTAAAGATTGGTGAAAATTAAACTAAGAGGTGGGCCATTTGATGGTGAATACATGGAAACGGAAGATCTAAAACACCGTGATTACATAAATATACGCCAATGGCCCAGTACTAAATTATATAAATATAAATTCGAAAGATTTCTATATGATGTAGATAGAAAACCTATAAGAGCAACAGCAGTTTACGATGATAGTGAAGAACAATTAAAGATAAAGAAGAGGAAATGAACGCCAAGAAAATACCAATACATGACAGACAAGACTGGATAGCTTACGAAGTACAATGTGAAAATTGCACCTACGAATGGGTAACAGAAATGAGAAAGAACCCAAGAGTCATGTCAAATCAACCACCTAGAACGGTAATCCAAGTAGTATGTCCTCATTGTAGAACTCAAGGGGAAGTAAGAGATGGCTAATCCAAAAGGTAGACCAACTAAACTAACTCCAAGTAGAATTAAAGGGGGAGTAAATTGCTCAAGATAGAATATGTAAAACCAGAGACTCTTATCCCAGACAAAGGGTCTCCTAATGAGATGGATAAAGAGCAGTTATTAAGTCTCAGAAGATCTATAGAAGCTTTTGGTAATATACAACCCATCCTGGCGCGCAAAAAAGACCGTGTAATAATAGGCGGGCATCACAGATTAAAAGCTTATAAAAATGGTAAGATACCAGTAATATTCATAGATAAGAAACCTGATGGTAAGCAGTATTCAGACGAGGATATTAAATTATTAAACTTAGCCCTTAATGAAATACATGGAGCAAATAATCAAAATAGACTGGAATCAAGGTTAACACACCTAGTAGAACTTGGTGCCGATTTAACACTAACTGGGCTAGATAGTGCAGTATTGCAACCTTATTTAGAGCAAGGGCAAGAATTATTAACCGATTCAGATGAAGTTCCAGAGCCAGAAGAGGTCTATGTAAAAGAGGGAGAGGTATGGGAGTTAGGAAATCATAGGTTGATGTGTGGGGATGCTTTAACAACTGCTATGGGAGAGTTATATTTTGGTGTTAAAATAGACATGGTTTTTACAGACCCTCCTTATGGTTTAGGAGGATATGCGGGAAGAAGCGGTAAACATAGGCCAGTACAAAATGATGATAAGGATCCAATGATTTACTATGAATGTATACCCATAGTAGAAGATTCATATTTATGGGGTAATTATAAAATTTTAAACAAAATAAAATTGGTTCCTAGAGATGTGATTGTTTGGGTAAAGAATAATTTTGGTATGGGGTTAGGATACCGTGGTCAATATGAATTATGTTTTTATTATGGTAAGTTTAATGGTTCAGATTCAGATGTTTGGAAGATAGATAAAGATATAGAATATCAACATCCTACACAAAAACCGGTTGAGTTGGCAATAAGAGCTATTAAAAATAGTAATCCTAAAACTGTTTTGGATCTTTATGGTGGCTCAGGTTCAACCCTAATAGCCTGTGAACAGACTAATCGTAAATGCTATATGGTGGAAATAGATCCATATTATTGCCAAGTCATAATAGAACGCTGGCAAAACGCCACAGGTAAAGAGGCAAAACGTGGCTAGACAAGCACTCAAAAGATACGAACGCGAAGATAAGAAACCTTTAAAACGTGGTCGCAATACGGTCATGACTCAAGAGGTAAAAGACGATATTATTAAAGTAATATCAAGTGGTTGCACTGAAAAAGATGCCTATGAGTACGCTGGTGTGAGTAAAGATGCTTTCTATAATTGTGTAAGAAAAGATAACGAATACAACGAATTAGTTAAAAAGGCTCATGCTAAAGCAAGAGTGGCAGTATGTAATAAGCTCGTAGAATTAGTGAACGCTAAGAACCTAGGTGCTATAATTTGGTGGCAAAAGAACAGAGCAGGGTGGAGAGACCAAGTGGAAACAACTAGTGATTCTGGTGTAGTTATACAGTTTAATGTTCCGAGGCCGCGTCACATCATAGAGGGAGTAGGAGTTAAGCCTAAGTTGGCAGCAAGGAATAAGGGCAATGGCAAGGGGTAAACAGCCATACAGTGCTCTAAATGCTCCAGAATACGGGGAAACACTTTTTAGGGGGATGAATGCCTAAACACACACCAAAGACAAAGAAAGGCAAGCAACGTAAAGTGGGTAAGGTCATGAGAGAGTTTAAGGCAGGTAAGCTCAAATCCAGTAGCGGTAAGAAGGTAAAGAGCCGTAAGCAGGCCGTAGCGATAAGTTTAAGTGAAGCTGGGCTATCGAGGAAGAAACGCTAATGCCTTTTGATTACCTCAGTCCAGCCAATATGGCTGTAGCTCAAGAGTTCTTAACTGAAAGCTTTACACCTACCGTCGTCAATGGGACGCTTAAGGTGAATGACATAGAGTACGATAGCTGTTTAGAATGGTTCACAATGACGCAAGCGCAAAGGCGTCACATAATAAGGAGAAACGGTAATGCCAGGAAAATTCCCAACAAAGGTAGTAGGTAGTCGCCCAACAAACAAGGACGGTCACGTAGCTGTAAATGTAGTCATGCCAGAGCCAGTAACTTTAAAGGTCCCTGGTATGCGTGATCTCATGAAAGCCACTAACCTCACTAAAGGTGTGAGACGGCCAGGTAAAGATGGCTAACAAGGGCTATAAAGGTAAATCAGGCGCTCAGCTATCTAAACCAAAGCCTAAGAAACGTAAAAGACGCAAGAAATAGCGGCGGTTGATTAGTTACCAAACAGGGGGTGTTTGTGACCAAAAAGGTTATTACAGTAGGCTCTTTGGCCGCCGCTGCACCTCTATTGTGGGGCCTCTACAGTTGGGGCCAAGAAGAGTTTACCCCAAGAAAGGAACACGAATCTCTCGCTATGCGAGTCTCCGTCAATGAGTTAGAAAGCTCATATCACTCCGCATTAAAGAACTGCCTATTATTCCAGAATCTAGTCGCACAGAACCCCAATAACGCAAAGCTTAAGCAACAAAGAGATCAAGCCTGTAAGATCATGGAGAGGTTATTAGATCAGCTATGTAGGGAAGCCCCTAGTAGGTGTGTTAGAGGATGAACATTCTAAAGCATAACTATGATCCTAACCCCACACAAGTCGCATTCCACGAATCAAACGTAAGATACAAGGGCTTCAAGGGCTCTAAGGGCTCAGGCAAGACCAGGGCTATAGTAGAGGAAACTGTTGCGTTGCTCCATGAATTCCCTGGTAACCGCGGGATCATGGCTCGTAAGAACTTCGATGATCTAAGAGAAACCACGATGTTGTTCTTTTTAGAGGCTTGCCCTGATGAGCTTATCATCCAGCATAACAAGGCTGAGAGTTGGGTCTTGATAGAATCATGCGATAAGAAGAAACCTTCCCGGTTGAAATTCGCACACTCCAAAGAGCCTAAGTCGTTTGAATCTGGTGAGATAGGTGTGTTTGTATTAGATGAGACGGACGAAATTCCCTATGAGACTTATCAGACTCTATGCACTCGATTACGGCTCAAGGGGGTGGCGCATTACGGATTAGTAGCATTTAACCCTACAAATCCCTTTCATTGGTTGTATCGCTATTTCAAAAAAGACATCGTAAAGAAACCGGAACTAGCTAAGTCCAGAAGGTTATTCGAGAACAACACCATGGAGAACATAGGCAACCTTCCTTCAGGGTATATAGATGAGTTAAAAAACACCTACCAGGGTGATGATCTTAACCGTTACCTGTACGGAGAGTGGGGGTCGATAAGTAACGAGTGGGCTGTTTGGCCTGAATTCAGAGAGTCGATTCATATAGCTAAGCAGCCCATAGAAATCGTTAGAGGGATTGATATCATTCGAGCGCATGACTTTGGTATGTGGGCCGGGGTATCATTCCATCAGTTCGTAGAGGGTCAATGGAGGATTTTGTATCCAGATATGTTGGAGTTTGGTAAAGGCGCTGAACAGTTAGCTCCTTTGGTACTGCAAAATAGCTTTCAATACTTCCCAGACTCAGCGGTAATAGATATCTCAGAACCTTACGCTCGTAACAGGGCAAGTGCGGATGCTTCTCTCACCTGTGTAAAAGCGTATAAAGAGAATGGAATACCGAATTTAAAAATCCTTGACAATTCCTGGGCAGATCGTATGGGGTCGGTAGCTTACTTTCTCAGCCGCTTGCAAAACGGTGAGCCAGCATTCCAAGTTGATCCTAGATGTGAAAGGGTCATAACAGCACTAAGTGGGGCTTATCAATTTGAAGATAACACACACGAAAAGACAGCAAATAGAGTGAAGGACAACGAACACACACATCTAGCTGACACCCTACAAATGGCAGCATGTTACTTTAAGAACAGTTTGAACAAAGCTAAGGTTTCTATACCTAGACCTAAGAGTTACCAATTTAAGACTATAGACATACCAGCGCATCGTGTAATTGGAGGAAAGACAGTACTTAAGAGACGTGGAAGATTATAGACAAATCGACGAAGATGATGCTAATGTTGAACTACCACCATCATGCAAGATGTGTGGACGATTCTTTAAAAAAGGCTCCATGGTCATAGGTCGTGGGGTTTGTGTCCGATGTGCTGCTTCAAGGCGCGAAAAGAAGCTACTCCCTAGACGAAGGTATAAGTTTACCGGAGGTAGAATTTGCCAACCGCAGCGGAAGCAGTAAAGCAAGCAATACTTAAATACGAACGTATCTCTGATGAGAAGAGAGAGTTCCGTAAGATCCGCAACTCGGTGAATTGGGACACGTTTAATCATATCCAGGATTTCTCTCATAAGGCAGACGATCAATCCCAAGAGTTCATACCTACTATGTCGGTGGTATTGGAACAATTGGTTGCCACTGTCTTACAAGCATTAACAGGTAGAAGTGATGAGTTTTTCTCAATAGATGAGAGACCCGCACCGGATGATATCTTTGACAAAGACACACAAGAAAAGATCCTGTCTCACTTCCTCTACCATGCGGATATAATATCAATTATCTCAGAAGGTGCAAAGTATGTCGGGTTGGATGGGATTGTCACTGCTAAGGTAGGCTCGCATGTTACTACGATACCGAGATTTGAAGCCGAAAGAGGTATTAAGTTCTTAGAGGTCGAGGGTCAAACCGTAGCCAAATCACAAAGACGCAAGCCAAAGGGTGATGATTTTAAAAAGTGGTCCTTGGCCCTCGATCTTATTCCTTTTGATGACTTCCATTTCGATCCCACTCCAAACCCTGGAGACAAGAGACTATTCGAGATTCATGTTGTTGAGAGGGATCTTCATAATTTGATACAGTTTGCTGAAGATACAGGAATCTACGACATAGCCGTCGTAAAGAAGATCCAAGAGGGTTTTATTAGAAACGAAGAGAAATCAAGAAAGAACCGACAGGCAGATGAACCTGAGGTTGGACAGGGGTTAAGTTTCCGTAAGACCGTAACTGTTAAAGAGTGTTGGGGAGATATCATTGATGAAACCGGTAAGGTGCTCGAAAAAAACGTAGTTTGTGCCATTGCTAACGATGAGTTCTTAATCCGGCCTCCTGAGAAAAATCCTAGATTCGATGGTAGCTCCCCATTTATTACAGGTGAGTTAATCAAACACCCACGGTCACAGTACGCCAAAGCGATCATGGATGGGCCAGCGTCGCTTAATATAGCTTTCAATGAGCTGACAAATCTTATTCTAGATGGGTCTATGTCAGAGGCTCAGAATGTTAACCAAGTCAACTATGATGCTTTACATGAACCTAAACAGATCGAAGACGGCCTCCGTCCGAGCATGACTTTGCTTACGAATAACCAAGCTGGTGGTCAGGATGTTATGAAGAGTATCCAGACTGGTAGGGTGCCAGCTGGGTCGATGCAGTTTTTGCAGTTCTTTAGAGAGTTGATCTTAGAATCAGGATTTTCCAGTGAGCTGAAACTAGGAAGTCTGCCGCAGGCCTCAACTAAGGCTACGGCGATTGTAGAGTCACAACAGGCCATAGCTGGGGTTTTCGGAGGGTTAACGAGAGTCTTTGAAGATCAATGGATCGTACCTATATTAGAGAAATCATGGGTTACTATATTAATGAATATGAGCGACCCTCACTTTATGAATGAGGATTTGGTAGCAGCTATAGGAGCTGAGAAAGCCCAAGCTTTACAAAACATGAAAGCCGAAGATAGATTTAGTAAAGGTACTATAGCGGGTAAGGTAAAGGTCCGGGGGATTTCAGGATTTGTTAATAGGTTAAGAGAGTTTCAGAAGTTAACTCAATTACTTAGTGTCATAGGGCAGAGTGAAGTTTTACTTGCATCGTTTAATAAGACCTATTCAATGGATAAGTTTTTAGGAGAGATTGTCAAGGCTACGGGGATTCGTGAGGATAACATTCGTATAAGTGAATCTGAACGTGAAGCTAAGGATAATGTAAATTCCTTAGTAGAAGCTGCTGCGCAGCAAGCCGGGCCTGCTGAAGCGACTCAGCCCGCCACAGGCCCGGCAAACATAACAGAGAGTCAACTTCCAGACTTTGAGGCGGTAGGATGACGATTATCATAACACCCCTTAATGAGTTAGAGTTTGCTGACAATGCGAAGTTCGAACAGTTCTTGCAATTACTTGTTGCCATGCAGACACTAACTGAACAGACACGTACTACAAATGCATTAGAAGCACTTCAGTTTGGTCGCAGGGCGGATAATCTATCTCAGTTTGAATCAAGACAAGCTCCCATATTTCCTGGGTTTCCTGCCGTATTGGAGGCTTAATGGTTGCAATTGTCTCTGGTGGGCCATTCTCTGAACATTTAGAGGTTTCGCTTGATAATATAAGTACGGACTACGATGGCACTACAACCACAGCAACATCACAAGATGTACTTCTTGTAGGTTATACACTAGCTACTTTTACAGCGGATTTCTCCGTAACTGGTACTCCGGGTCAAATAACAATCGAATGGGAGCAAAGCGCTGATGGGACTAACTTTGCTAAGATAGGCAACGCTGCTTTGTCGAGTTGGATCTTAAACCCCGGGGCTATAACAAACCAGGGTGATCGAGGATACACATTCATGTGTCCTGGTTTTAAGGGTAGGATTAAGATTGATACTACGACGACCAGTTCAGGAAATGAGTTTACGGTAGCCAATGCTTTTCTAAGTCTGGCGGTGGGGTAATGCCTTTTTTAAAAGGAATTGACCCAAAGTCGCATGATGAAAATTGGAGCGATGGTGGGGATGGAGTCCCTGCGGGTTGGATAGACTATCTAGGCAATGGGAAAATAATTATGGTTACGACCACTAAAATACATGAAATCGATATTAGTGGAGGTAGTATCAATAGTGTGGAAACTCTTTACACATTCCAAACAGGGGTAATTACCGTTAATGGGCGAGGTATAGCGATAGAACATACAAGAATCCCTTGGCCTGGTAAACCCCAAGGTGGCTTTGATGGTAGTCAAATGTATATTCTAAGATCATTCACGTTTTTCGGGGTAACGGGTTACGATATGATTAGTTGGGATGTTCAAACTAAAAGCCAATTTCCTAAACAAATGATTGCTTTTGGTACGACAATTCCTAAAGGGTTGGGTTGGCATGGGTTGCAGTTATTCTTAAAAAGATTCATAGCTGGAGGGGAAGGCGGCACCTTTATAGAACAATATGATGTTCAACATAGCGCAGCTCAGAAAGTTAAAGGCTATGCGTTTGGGAATGAAGATGACATTATTGATTTTGCTTTCCAAGGTGAGGCATTTTGGACTATTAGTGGTACGTTAATAAGATTATATGACTGCAATAGGTGGAGCGCAACTAGGGATTCTTTTTCACATGGACTTGAGGGGGCATCGGGGATTACCTTTGATGATAACGAAATAATAGTTTCTTATAATTTATGAGGTAATTATGGGTAGAACAGAAACCACTAAACAGACAAACTATACACTCCCACTATTAGACGTATTCAATGCGCTTAATATTACCGCGTCTCTACCAGGAAAGACGGTAGCTAATGTTATCGGGGTAAGCGTAGATAACGAAGAAGATTTCTTCATGCGTTGGACGTTCCAAACCGTATCTAGAGGCGGGACTATAGGTGGCATTGCGACTACCGTTGAAGAGATTGAAGGATTTAAGGTAGATTTGGAAACCGCTTTTACGCTAATAGGGTTTCTCGCTGCAAGACCGCCGATTCAACCTAGAGATTTAACAAGCATAGATTTTAATCTTATCCCCCAGACTTTAAAGTTTAACTTTGAAACCGTGATTTCATGACCCGAGCTTGGATAAAGAAACGTAACGAACAACTAGTTAAGAAACTCATAGCCTTTCATCTTCAAGGAAAACTTACTACAGAGATTGCAAACGGCATTGCTGGGTCTTTGGCTGAATTAGTAGAAGTTGAGCGAGAAATGCACCGCGTTGAAAAGGAATCTAGCGAACCTCCAAAATTATAGTATTGCGCATTAAAAAAAATTATGTAACGATTTTAATAGACCTTTGGAAGGGGAAATATGGATAATGTAGAGGGACAAGCGGAAACGCACCTCGAAACACCTGACCCGTCGGATAAGCCTAGCGGCCCTGAATTAACATTCAAAGGCAAGGCGCTAAAGCAAGAAGAGATTCCAGATGTGCTTAAACAAGCAGAGCATCTTGAGTCACTTCGGGGGACACTTGGTACTCGTATTGAGCAACAAGCGAAAGAGAATGCCGAGTTAAAAGAGCGCTTGGCGAGAGTCGAAGGAAAACAAGAGGCCGAACAGAAGCCCCCCGAGGAAGGGCAAAAGTTTCTGGATACGCTCTTGGATGATCCTGATCGGGCATACGCACAAGTTAAAGCCGCAGCTAAAGAAGAAGCTATGGCAGAAATGAAAAAAGAGATGGAAGCCTTTAGGGGTGAAGTCTCTCAGACTGTGAATGCTCAGAATGTGGTCAGTAATTTCTTCGATCAATATCCCGATTTGAGAAAATATGAACGAGAGTTCATAGGCGGGAAATCAATTGTCGAGCACGCTAAGAATGAGCTGTTAGCTAGGTCGCAAACAGACAATATCTTAGCAATGCAGATAAATGATAAAAATCAGGCATTTAAGTTACTTGCTGATGAAACTCAAAAACTTGCCAAACGTCTCAATTTAATCTCCACGGATGAAAAGCCGACTAACCGTGATCTAGCAGAGAGAGGATCTAAGCAGGTACCTTTTGGGATGCCAGCTAAAGTAGGCCCTGAATCAAACTACACTGCTGAAGATATGCGGAAGGAAATGCTCGAAGCCCACAGAAAACTGCGTCAAAGGATACGACCGGCCAATATGGCCAAAGATTAACTTAATTAAAGGGGTAAATTCTCATGGCTACACAAACCTGGGAATTTGACGCTCCGACTGGCGCATATAAAGACCATAAAATATCTTCAAAGGTATTTAAGGCAGCTATTGCTCAAACCAAAGTAATGCAATTCGTCCCTGATGTAGAGGGTGGCTTTGGTGAGAACATGGGCGAGAGTGTTGCGCTAATTAGGGCGGCAAATATTGCATCACCAACGAGTGCAGTCTTAGAAGAGACACTGGAAATCCCCGAAGATCCTTTCTCAATTTCAACTTCGAGCATCACGCTTCAAGAAATCGGCCGTAAGGTCGTTTGGACACGGCGCGCCTCTCAAAGAGCGCCTTTTGATATGCCAGAGGTTGTAGTTGATAAACTTCGGGATCAGTTATCCTTAGAGTTAGATAGACTAGCTATCGCAGCTTTTACTGGTGCACAGATTAAAGCTATTCCTGATGGCGAAGCTTCTCTGACTTTTGATACTGACGGTACTGCTTCTACGGCTGCCACTGTTAACCTAAACTACTTCCACGTTGAACAACTTCGTGACTATCTATTCTCAACTATTCATTCTCCTACTTTTGAAGGAGATGAATTTTTCGGTTTAGTATCCACGAAAGGTCTACGTGGACTTAAACAAGATCCAAAGTTTGAGGTGTGGAATCGCTACACTACTCCAGAAAACAAAGCCAACGGCGAAGTGGGTAAGATTGAAGGTATTCGCTTTATTGAGATCAACAACACCAATGTCTTGAGTGCAACTCTAGGTACTGGGTCTGTTCTCGGTGAAGGTGTTTTCTTTGGTCGTGACGCCGTTCGTATGGCTGCTGCTGTGCCACCTGAGATCTTTCGAGAGATACCAACAGATGGTGGACGTAGAAACGTTGCTGGCTGGTACGGTGACATCGGCTTTGGTGAAGTTTTTCCAACCTCTAACGACGGTGAAGCTCGAATCCTTCACCTAACAAGTTCATAGGGGGTGGAGAATGTACACTAGAAGAAATGTTTGGTGGACACCCGGAGTTGATGATCTTTCATCCGCTGCCGATCATACGGATTT